ATGGAATGTTAATTCTCCACTTGTTACTTCTACCCAGTTGGCAACATTAGCACTCTTATCAACAAGCATCCAAATTTCTTCTGTACCCTTAACAAGCCAGATAGTTCCAATTTGATATCCTATATAATCATTAGGAGTTGGCTCTCTATTTTCTTGAAGAAGTTGTGGAGGTGTCGAAGGTTCTACTCCAAGATATGCCAGCGGATTTAACCCAGACAATCTTCTATTTCTATTGTTGTCGGCCATTAGAAATCCCTTAACTTTAACTGATCTTCAAGAAGCTCTATTCGTTTATTTAATTTTTGTATCTCATTAACAAGCATAGGAGCTAAAAACTGATAGGCCAAGTTCCAAGGCTTATTTTCTTCATCATAAAGAACCATCTCAGGAAAAACTTCTTCTACCTCTTCAGCTATCATGCCAAACTGCGTTCTCTTAGGAGATGAATCGGCTTTAAATTTGAATGTCCTTGGTCGTAATTTATAAACAACAGATGAAGAACTTCCCATATCTGATATATCTTCTTTAGAATCACGATTAGAAGTAGATGTTCCTAGAACATTAGATGAATTACAATAAACAGCGGCACCGCTCGTACTTGTTTTACCAGTAATTCCACAGATAACGGCAACATTAATTTCTGATTCTCCAGTTCCTGTAGCTTTTCCTATTCTAAGCGTGCTATCTTCTGTTCCGCCAGCTATAGCTCGTCCAATGTAAATATTCCATTTTGAAGCAGCACCAAGACTCGCTCCACAATTTTGTCCTACTAAAGTGTTTCCTTCTCCTGTTGTAATAGTACGACCACAATAGTGGCCCAAAAGAGTATTACTTAATCCATCAGTTATAGCGTCGCCACAATATGCTCCTATTGCAGTGTTATTATATCCATTAGCCGTACCTGTAAGTGATAATAGAGTAATGTAGCCAACTCCAGTATTTGAGTTAGCATGTGCACCATCGAGAGTAAAATTACCAGAGCTATCACCAACAAATAAATTAGTTACGCTACCATATGTATGAAATACTGGATTTGAATTTATCTGTATTTGACCAACAGTAGAGCTTGTTGTAGGTAACAATAGATTGCCAGCTGTTGCAACAAGATTAGTTGCTGCTGTAACAGTTGTTTCAGATCCTATTACGTATGCACTATTACTTATAGCATTTTGTTTTGCCATTATTTCTCCTATAAGAAAGGAGCCTTATAGGCCCCTTATACAACTGTTATGTTTCCAACAACTGACTTAACAACAAAATATAAATCAGCAGTTATACATACTAATTCAATACAATCATATGTTCCTGAAGAAGATAACGATCCTCCGACTCCAGTCGTTGTATTGCTACTAGCAAAATAAATAATCTGATTAGCATTTTGAGTTATTTGCCATCCTGTTGCTCCTTTGCCAGTAATAGCAAATACTTCTCCAACAGCTGCAGTTGCTGGAAGAATACATTCACAACGCGTTCCGGCTTTATTTGTTATATAACCATTACTTGCAGCTAAAGCAGTATCAGCTGTTACTTCAGACCATGTCATTCCAACAAGTCCAGGTATAACCTGAAATGTTGGAGCTGACCCAGCACCATTAGCAGTTAATACATAACCAGCTGTAGCAGCTCCAGTGACAATATCTACAACATTTGTTGCGCTTGCTACAAGAACATCACCTTTAGCAACTGTTGCGGGATATGTAGCAGTAGAAAATGCAGGCTTAGTTCCACCCATAAGAACCGTTCCAGCAGCGCCAGCAAGTCCACCTAACTTAGAATCAGAATCAGATAATACGACTCCAGCCGTAGCGCCTACAGAAGTGTTATATATGCCGGCTATGTAGCAAGCATCTTGTTGGCCATCGCCACTTCCTTGAGTACCGATACGAATCTTGTTTGATTCGCCAATAACACCTATATTTTGAATAACTATATTGCTTGATTCTGATGATGTATAAGACTTACCAGCATAATTGTCTATTCCACTAGTAACTCTTGCGCAACCAATACCAACATTATGTGAACCAGTTATAATGTGAGCAAGTGAACCTGCACCAATTGCAGTATTCGATTTACCTGTAGTTAAACTCCAAAGGCATGAATCTCCCATTGATGTATTAAAGTATCCAGTACTCACTAATCTTTGGTTTTCTGATCCAATTCCAAGATTATAAAAACCATTCCGTCCTCCACCTGTATGCGAAAGACTATATCCTGAATGGTAACCTATAAAAACGATACCTTCTAACTCAGAAGCTGTAAATGCTGTAGCTCCTGTTCCATATCCTATAAATACATTCCTTGCCTCTCCAGTGACATTTGCTCCAGAATGAGCCCATGTATAATTATTAAATTTTATCTGTCCTACAGTAGCCGTAGTTGCTGGCAATAATAAGTTTCCAGCTGTTGAAACGAGATTTGTTCCAGCTGTGACAGTCGTAGTGGAAGATATTGCATTACCAGTAATCGTGCCCGATACTGTTGGAGACGCTGTAAATGATGGCGCTGTACCGCCAACGAATATGGTATTAGCAGCACCAGCCAATCCACCTAACTTATGTGCCGAATCAGATAATACGACTCCAGCCGTAGCGCCAACTGCAGTGTTATATATACCGGCTATGTAGCAAGCATTTTGTTGGCCAACTCCTGTACCTTGAGTACCGATACGAATTTTATTAGATTCACCAGCAACACCAACATTACTGATATCAATATTATTGCTATCAGCTAGAGTATGAGCAGACCCAGCTCCAACGTTATCTGTACCTAAATCCATATTACCGATTGCAATGTTATTTACTCCAGTTGTAAGATTATAAAGAGTTGCAAAGCCAAGGCCAATATTATAACTTCCTGATGTTAAATTATATGCGGCAGAAAGACCTACTATTTGGTTTCTAAACGCAGATGTTGCTTTATACATACATGAAGAACCAATTGCTATATTTCTATTCGCAGACTCTGCTCCATAAAGACTAGCTGTGCCTACTGCCACATTATAACTACCAGATACGCCAGATCCACCAAATCCTCTAATTGAATCTGATCCAATGGCTAAATTTCCTGATCCAGATGTCAATAAAAGCAAACTATTATTCCCAAGACCAACATTTCTGTCGGAAATAGCTGTAAAGTTTCCAGAATTAGGACCAATGAATAGATTATTTGTTCCGTACGCATGAAATAGTGTCACAGAATTTATCTGTATTTGACCAACAGTAGAGCTTGTTGTAGGTAACAATAGATTTCCTGCCGTAGAAACTAAGTTAGTACCAGCTGTAACCGTAGTACTTGCAGATAATGTTCCAGAACTAGCGGCTATGTTTCCGACTGTAGCAGTAATACCGCCATTGCTTACAGTTAATCCAACGCCACTATCTGGAGACGCTATCGTAACAGCACCTGTAGATGCAATTGTCATACGTAATGTTGGATCTGCAGCCGAGCTATCTGGATGCGTATAGAATTGTAAGTTTCCAGCAACTCGCGTAGAAGCTATTGTCCCAGATGATGTAGAGGTTATTCGTGCGCTATCGGTAACTTGTGTTCCGTCATAACCACCAAATTTAATCGTACCGGTAAGATCGCCAGAAGTTAATGCTGCTGCACCTCTATACTTTTTAAATAGAACCTGAGGGGATGTTGTTGCCGCAGCAGTATTAATAAATATATCATCAAGTGTATCAAGAGCTGCCTGTACGTTAGAATCAGAAGCAGAAAGAAGATTATTAAAATTAGTTGTATCCGCAACTATCAATGACGCTTGATTCGTTCCGCCACTTGAGAGCGTAGACCTCAAAGTAGACTTAGAAATAGTAATGACACTAATAACTCCAGTAGACTGTCTAAAGGTAATAAATCCTAGCTGGGCAAGTTCTAGACTAGCTAGCTCATTAGTTGCCTTTGACGTTACTCCATTAGCAATGGCTGTTGCAGCAGCTGCGGAGCTCCCATAGTCTGCTGTATTCAAAACAGCCCAATATGTTGGATCAGTTGAATTTAACGAATCCTTGCCAACATAGAGCGTATAAACAGCAAATCGGCCGGTAGAAAGCGCTGTTGGAGTTCCGGCGTTATTCCATCTTCCAGCAAAGTCCGTAGATGCTGCGCCATCACGGGCCCATTTACCACCTGCTGTTGTATACATCTTATTCCACGTAACATCAGCAGCTGCACTTATCGTTGTATCTAGACCATGATCAGTAAGTACGTCGTTTCCAGATATAGATATTCTTACACCAGTTGTTCCAGCTATTATGTTAGCGCCATTATTAGCGTTCTCAATAACTGCACCAATAACATCATGAAGATAATTTGACGCACCTACTGGAAAGTTATAGTTATGATTTTCTTTAACTGTATACTGAAGCTTAGTACCAGTGGTTTCGTCATATAGACACTCAAATAGTACTATATAATCAACAAAGAGAGCGTCAGTACGAGAATTAGTCTTTCCAATTGTTCCCGTTGAATCAATATAAATCCACCAAGTAGATCCTGAAGTCATACCAGAAACAGTCTGTGTACCAGCCCATGTTACTTTTTTACCTTTTATGTATCCTGTACCAGCAGCAGCAGCTAAAAGAGTAAATGAACCAAGAGTAGTATCATCAAAATATGGAGCAGCTCCAGAAAACGCATAAAAACCAGTCATTTCCATACGGGTTATTGTATCAGCGTAGATCTCACCTGTCTTAACAACACCGGTAAGAACTTCTGTAACTGTTCCGGCAAGACCCTTACTATCAACAAAAGTAACTTCTGAAAACTGAACAGATCCAGTTCCACCAATTGCAGTAGCATGCGATGTATTAAGAACAATGTTGTTTAAGTAAAGAAGTCCAGAAGATCCTAGTGTTATAGCAGTAGCAGAACCTGTAGCTATCCTAGAATTAGAGATAATAAGAACAGCGCTTCCAGCAGTTGTAATAACCCCACTAAAAGAGCTTCCTCCTTCGAATACTGAACTAACTGATCCTGATAAAGTTATAGGACAACCTATCTTGGAGCTAAATATCTCGGTTACACCGTTAATTGCCATTGCAACAGTGCTTGTTCCTATCATTGAATAAGAGATAACAACAGGAGATGCTCCTGTATTATTTATAATTCCGTTCTTTGTTGATATATCGGTACAATATTTTATGTATATTCCACCGGTCCAGTTAGGCAAATTGCATGCAAATCCATTATCAGTATTAAAACGACATCTATTAAAAGTAAGTGATGTTGTTCCAGCAGCATTAGAATCTAAAACATGAGTCGTAGAAGCAAATGTAATACGAGTAAAATTAACAGATCCAGTATTTGGTGGTGTATGTTTTCCTATAATAGTAGTAACTGAATTTTCAGCACCCTCTAGATGAACTGTTGTATAAAGAGTTAAATTTTCAGTATATGAACCAGGTCTAACAAAAACAACTGAGTTTCCACCAGAAGCATTAGCTTCATTAATAGCAGATTGTATTGTTGGATATGCATCTATACCTGTTCCAACAATATATCTACTATTTTGATAATTATTAGTACTTGTTTGATGTGACATTTTTCTTCCTTATACCAGTGATAGTACGCCAACTGCTGAAGTAACAGACCATGTTAAATCTGCAACACGACAAACTAAATAAACAACATCATAGCGCTGAGAAGAAGACAAAGATCCTCCTACCCCAACAGTCGTAGCAACACTTCCAAATTGTATACTTTGATTAGCTCTCTGAGCTATTGACCAACCAGCTGCAGATTCACCAACTATTGCTATAATTGTTCCAATAGTAGCTGAGGAAGGAAGTGTAAATGTTGTTAATCCAACATTAGTATTTACATATCCATGATCAGCAACCGCCGCAACAGTATCACTAGCCTCTCTAGACCATGCCATTGATGTTGCCGTAGATGCTATACTAATAGTATTATGCCCTTCAGTTATAGATATACCTGATCCAGCAGTAAGTGTTGCCCATGCAGGATCAGCAACTGAAGAGGATATAAGAACTTGACCATCAGAATTGCTATCAATAAGGGCTGAAAGAACTCCTGATGTGCTACTTTTTACTATTCCTGCTCTTGCAGCTGCAAGTGGGGTTAATGTCGTGTTCCCAGCTGTTATGGTTATTCCACCGGTAGTTACAGTAATTCCAGTAGCAGAAACAACGCGGCCCGATCCGTTAGGAGTAAATGTTATATTTCCATCAGTATTTGAATCTATTTCCATGTGGCATGTGCCAGTTGGAGTAGCTCCATCTGTTTGCAAAGCCTTAAGCTTCCATGTATCTAATCCACCAGCTGAATCAATACCAAAGGCTGCTGATGACGTAGTTGGTGATTCTTGATAAACATATGTCACACCATTTGTTATAAAACCTTGTCTACCCGACATGATCAACTCCTTAAGTATTATCTATCGTATACATGTAACTATATGTTGTTACCCAGTTCCAATTCTGAGCCGCTACACCTATAACATTAAGTTTTAGTGATTGGGTTCCAACATCAATTACAGCATCAATATCAGAAGTTCCTACAAGATCGGTATAGTTAACGTTAATAATTGGGGCACCAACAAGAATAATATTTCCAGCAGCAGCACGATATGCTGTTACCATTATCTCTCCACCAACACAATCTCCATAAGTGCTTTCAAATCCATTTATGATAGCCTTTACAGAAACCATGAGACTATTAACGAGTGGGATAGTTACAATTGCCGTTGGAGTAGCATCAGCTGTTTGAACGGTAGCTTGATTTGTATGCCATCGAGTAACCAAAAATCCAGCAGTTACATCTCTAAAAGATATACCACCGCCAGCTGTATCTATAGTAAGAGCTCCACTTCCCTTAGTCGTTATTCCAAATGGTATGTTAACATCTGTTCCAGCAGTAGTAAGAGAAACATCAGTTATATTAGTATAATGAGCCGTATCAGACGTTCTAACTGTTAATCCAGAAACAGTAGCTCCTGCTGCTATATTACCAAGCGTTGCATTAATATCTCCAGCACTTACAGTCAATCCACCAGCAGTAACGGTTAATGCTGTTCCAGCATCAGGATTAGCTACCGTTATATTTCCTGCACTATTAATAGTCATTCTTAAAATAGGCTCTGATGGAAGCGCTATAGCAGCATCGGGGTGAGTATAAAATTGTAAATCACCAGCAACTCTTGTTGCAGCAACTGTTCCTGAGTTTGTTGATGTTATTTTAGCGCTAGAAATGTCTTGTGTTCCGTCATAACCAGTAAATCTAAATGAACCAAGCGTATCGCCAGATGATATAGCTCCAGCTATTCTAGTCTTTTTAAAAGCAATGGTGCTCGAAGTTGTATTGTTTGCTGTATTACATGCATAAATGTTGCCGGTTAGTGAAACAAGATTTCCAGCAGTTGTTGATATATCGTTCAATGCGGTTACAGATCCTCCAAACTGTGGGCTTGATGTCCAAGAAGGATCAGCACCAGTAGAACCCATAATGGTTTGACCATTAGCACCAACAGCAAGAGAAGTAAGACTTCCACCAACATTACCAATCTGAACTGCGTGGTTAGTTGTACCTTCTAAACTTATTACTACTGAATTACCAGCACCAATAGTTCCAATATTGTTACCACCAACGATATTTATGACACCAAGTAACGGTGTTGCTATACCAGCATCAGTTTGGAAGCTACTAGCAGCTCCACCACCACCACCGGTAGAAAAATTTGTTAACTGAGACATATTTTCTCCTTTCTAGACCTCAACGCCATAGAAAGTTGTTAAATATGCAGCACCAAGCGTTGGAAATGTTCCTGGAACTAATGCTTTAACATAAAAACGAGCACCTTCTGCAATAAAAAAACCTTGTGATATGGTTTTATTGCTCGTTATATCTAGAACCAAGGAGGATTGAGAATGTAAGGGCAAGTGATCATCTACACCATTAAATGAAAACATTAACCCTTCATCAGTAAGGTTTTGTAAAACTATAATTCGTATTGGCCTTGTCATAGCTGTACCTAAGCCCATGTAGACATTGCCAATTACTCCAAAAGCAACAGATCGTACTGTTTCAGGCATGAGCCGTATAGCTAATGACATACCTTTCTCCTCATATTTTTAAATTTGGTAGTATCCAGCCAAGTAAATAAAGCCAGCACCACCACCTTGACCTTCAGCAGCAATATAAACCTTTGTTCCTTTAGCCATAAGAGCAAAATGGCCAGAAGACTGTGAGTTGCTCTGAAAATTAAGATCAGCTTTTTCTAATGTACGAACAGCATCGTGAACAATAACAGAGTCATAACTTACTAAAATGTTAATATTAGAATTATTAACTATTCTTAACATAAAACATGCCTCTGGAAGACCAGTGGCAGCAGTTATTATTACCCATCCACCACCCAACACTGCGGAATTTAATCCGCAGAGTGGCATGGCTTTTACTTTACTATTAACAGGCATAGCCATATTAAAAACCCCTTATTGGAGTTCAGCAACAACCTCTTGTGCTGAAGATTCAATTTCTTTTGATTTAGCTTCGTCCAAGGCCTTCTTAGCATTATCTAAAGCCTGCTTAGAAAGACCTTCAGCTGTAGAAAGTAGCTCAAAAACAACATCAAACACTTCTCCAAAAGGAGCACCAACTGGAACAATAAATTGATATGCGCGATCTTTGTTGTCGCCCTTAACAATTTCGAAAATAACAGAAGATTTCTGTACCATTGCAAAATCCTTTAAATAAAGATTAAAAATATTACCACTAACCTAAGAATATACGCATGATCAGATCATGTCATGAACATTTGATAGAATCCTTCTTAATTTTACAAAAGAAGGATTCTATAAGCAGTGGTAACAAATCTTATTTTATGCTGAAGCCGTAAAGTTAGCCCACGTGCCAGCTACCGTACAAATATAAAGACGAGTTGCATCGGTTGCAGCTGTTGTATTGATATAAAGATCGCCTACATTAACAGCTAACGGAGCACCAGGAGCACCAGCACCAGTAATAATTCTAACTGGTCCAGGAAGCGTAATGCCATGTGTTGCTGTTGATATAACAACATCACCATGCGTAGCTGTAAGGTCACCGGTGGTTGCAGTTACACCCGTTCCACCTGTAACAAGAGCACCTGCAGTAACATTACCTAATATAGCAACTACATCTGCAGCATCTGATGTTACATTTCCTAAAGCATTAATAGAACCAGCAGACGCTGTAATATTACCTGCATCAGCAACAATATTGCCTACAAGAGCAACAATATCGCCTGCATCAGCGATAATATCGCCTGCAGTTGCGTTTATATTACCTGCAGTAGCAACAATATTTCCAGCCGTTGCAGTCAGACCACCAGTTGTAGCGGTAAAACCAGTACCAGCAGTAATGGTTGTTGTAGCCGTAATTGCTCCAGTAACAGCAGTTAATCCAGTAATAGCAGCACCGCCCGCAGCGACAGAAAGTCCGCCAGCTGTAATCGTAGCACCGCCAGCTGTAACGGTAAGCCCAGCAGAAACACCAAGAGTACCAGTAATTGTTGAATTACCTGTAACGGTTGCTCCACCTGCAACTACAGTAATACCACCAGTAGTAGCAATAAATCCTGTTCCGGCGGTAATTTGGCCAGCTGCAGTATATGCAGCTGCTGCAGCGGCTGCTTGATACCATGTATAAGAATTAGCAGAAATAACAGATAAAAAGAAAACAATTCCGGTTGTCCTGTTTACCCACGCCTGACCAAGTTGTGCTCGATCATTTGTCCCAGGATTACGTCGGCTAACAATTGGAGGAGCACTAACTCCTAACAATGCCTGACTTAAACCATATGCTACATCTTGAGGGGTTGTTACTGACATTACATTTCCTCCTTAAAAGGTTTATAAACTTTATCATTACATAAAGCATGAACCTCATTTTTTGATGCTACAACTAAAATCAACAAAACTGTACATAAGTACATATTTATGTATAATAATTTAAACCTATTTAACTGTATTTGGGGGGGCAATGGACAAAGAAAAAAAGATAAAGAGATTAGTCGTAGATATAGAAGAAAGCCTGCATAATCAAATAAAAATGCAGGCTTTATGGAGAAGTTCAACAATAAAAAAATATATTATAGAGTCGATCCTAGAACGAATGAAAAAAGATTCTCTCTATCAATAATTTAAACATTCATACTCAACTCTGTTCCAGAAGCAAATTTCTTTGATAAATCATCTAACTTTGGAGCAGCTGCTTTATCAACAAGTGTCTCAATGTTAGCCGGAACAAATCCATTATTAGCTTCTATAATAGCGTCTTTAACTTGCTTCTTGTGCTTCCAACCAGATGAAATTAAACGCATATCTCGTATAACAGCTTTTTTACCTTCATCGGTAAGCGAAAGTGTTGGTATAGAATCTAAAAATATAGCAACTTCTTGTTGAGTTACACGGGCTCCAAATAGATCTTTCATGCCCTGTAAAAAGTATCTGCTTAATTTTGTAAATTCTTGATCTTCCTTCGTTCCTACAAATTTAGGAGTAAGAACACCACCAGCAGCAGCACCTAATCCACCACCGATACCAGCACCAGTAGTAGCGCCGCCTATAGTCCCAAGACCAGGAACAATAGAACCTAATAATGCACCACCAACAGCACCAAGAGCTGTTCCTATTCCACCACCAACAAGATGGCCAGAACTTTCTAATTTTGATCTAAGGTTATAAATGGTAGCACCTGTAAGCTTACCAGTATCAATAAGCTTCTCCATTCTATTTAGAGTATCTTCGGCGATCTTAGATCCACGACCGCCCTTTTTATCTAGTTCTTCAACATAGGGTTTTGTTTGTTTATCTATATAATGCTGTTCTTTTCTTGCTTCAGCTAAATTCTTTGCCTGTTCCTTTCTAAACTCATTTCTCTCCTTAATATATTCTTTCATTGGTAGACCAGGAGTTGGAGAAGGAGGTTTTTGAGATTTAGCTACTTCTATAGGAGAAGGGCTAATACTTTGAATAACTTCAGCTGGAAGAATTTCTTCTGCCAATGTCTTTTTAGGTGCTTTTGAAACTGAAGGTTCTTTTATCGAAGGCTTTGGTATCTGTTGCTGTAAAACAGGAGGAGTTTTATCTTCTCCTAACTTTTGTGCAGCAAGAGATTTAGATAATTCTATTGATTGCAAAATCTGTTGATCTTGTGGAGAAAGATTTTTCATCTTAGGAAGAACTTGTTTTTGTAGTTGAATATCTTGTTTCGTCCTTGGTTGTTGTTTTTGTTTTATAACTTGAGCCTGTTGTAACTGTTTTTGTTGATCAATTTGCTGAGGAGGAAGAACTTGTTGATTTTGTTCAACTGGGATCTGTTGGTTTTGCATAATTTGACTTGGTTCGTTAGTTGTTCCAGGCATAGGTTGCATATATTGAGCCCAGCTTTGAAGTACTCTTGGTTGTTGTTCTGGAGGAGTTTGGCTTAATAATGTTGCTAGTTGTGGATGTATTCCAGCTTGCTGAAGTTTATGTTCTTGTTGACGCTGTAAAATACCCTGCAACTTGTTCTGTGCTAATTGTTGGATTCCTGCTCCAAGTGTTTGGCTCAGTCCTTGTCCCATACCTTGACCGATAGTAGATCCATATCCACCAGCAAGTGTTGCCCATGGATCATTTATTATCTGTGCCATTGTTTCTCCTTAAACCATACCGAGCATAGGCAATAATTTAGCTAATCCAGCATAACCCATACCTTGACCAGCGCCTTGGCTAATGCCACCCATCAAACTTCCCAAAAGACCGCCTTGACCACCCATATATACGTTCTCAAATTGAGGTTGAAGTGCCATTTGAAGCATCTGCATGAGTTTATTTTGTTGTTGTAGATCATATTGAGAACGCATTGATGCTAAATTAGATTCAAGTCCAGTTGCTGCTTGGCCTAATGATCCTGAAAAAGCACTAGATCTCTGACCTCCTCCACTTCCCATGCTTGAAAATCGCTCAGCTATTGAAGGAACTGTTTGTTGTCTAAATCCTTGACGAGCTTGAGCCTCAATAGGACCGAAATCGAATTGATTACCCATTAAACCCTTCATTGATCCAGATAACATTTCACCTAATGCTGACTGTTGCTGCGGATTAAAACGTTGGGCCTGCGTCATTTTTCCAGGGCTACCAAAAAGGAATGATCCAAATCCATTCATGACTTCTCCTCTCTATGATTTTATATATTCTAAAACAATATAAGTTTTATCGTATGCGCTATAATCTATCGCCGTTATGATAACAACGTTTAATGCATCAACATATAACTCTATGCAAGACGCAATCCCAGCAGTTGAAACATATGGTAGTGGAATAGAATAAAATGGTAATACTGGATTTGTATTTGCTTGGCAAGTAGAACATCCATAGATACGTGTAAACGTAAATCCTCTTTTAATATCTATTCCATGTGCATATGATCTAGTTGCAGCATTAGGAAGAGCTCCAAAATTAATAACTTTATTAAAAACTTGGCGATTCTCAGGTCGAGATGCTGTTGATGAAGATAGTAAAGGATCAGGGAAGAACGACTGACCCTTTACTGTTTCGGACGTGTCATAATAAGCTGACTCTTTGTTGTTTATCGTAACAGCCATTGTATTAAGATTCTGATACATACGTACCAAAAGTTCTTTAAACTCAGGTTTAGTTACGTCGACGTCTTTAATCTCAGAGACGTCCCATACTTGAGTTGTTGGTATAAATGTTCCAGAACTATTTCTTGCCATTTCGTTCCTTATTCTAACCTATCTGAAGGTTTAGTATAAAGTATCATTCCTTCAAGTTGAAAATCTGATTTCATAACATTAGGATCTTTTATTTGATCTTCGCTTAAATGAATAAACAATTGTATACATTCACCAACTCCTTGGAGATATATAGGGTGCCATAAACGATCCTGAGAGCTCTCAAGAGGATAAATAGTTGGATTATATGGAGATGTTTCTAAAACATTATTTCCTATTATAGCGCCTGAAGCTTGAGAATCGTTGACCATAGAAATATTCGATGATGATGGTGAATAATCAATAGTTACTTCTCCGTAATCAGTTCTTGCAACACAAAAATCAATTTTATTAATTTGAACATTAAGTGCTTTATCTATGTATGGATTCCATTGCTTAGACTTTATAAGAATCTCAGATACACGGGTAGCTGTTGAGCCACCAAGATAATCTAATGTTAATGGAACATCGCCTATCGATACGTGATTAGCATCAACTACAGATATAGGATATATATTACCGCTTAATTCAAAATCAACTCCGCCATCTGAAAATCCATTCTCTATATAAATATAAGATCCGTCATTAAGGGTATGGTTTTCAATGGTTAATGTTGTTAGATCTGCAGCATAAATGGCATCAGTGATCTGCATAACAGGAGCGTTTCTATTAATATCTGCTCCTATAATAAATATGAATCCTTGTTGGTTACCGGCAATTACCTGCCTATAATCTGCCTGAGTTATACCGCTAAGCCATGTATAATCAGTAGTCTCCCAATCAAAATTAGCTTCAGACCATATCAAGTCATCCTGTTGCTCAAAATAGCCAAAAGTCGTAATACAGTCATCATTTAAAGCCCAAGAATCATTTTTATAGTTATAGACTAAGACTTTATTGGGGAAAATAGCAGTAGAAGAAGCAGGTCCATATTCAGGAAATGTCCAATAAACCATTTCAGGATAATAATCTCTTATTCCGCAGATTCGTTCTATGCCATTATTATCGCTTCTTACATCAAATATCTGATCAGGTATTTTCGTATCTATACGTTCAACGTTAGCACCACTACATGCATGTATTCCAACATTGCCAATAGTAAGAATGATCTTATCAAATGGAACAACTGAAAAAGTGGCATCTGCACCAAGTTCAGTATTAATTTTCTGCCAAATAAATGGTTGCACTTGATTGCCAGTATAAGCAAGCTCCCAGGTACTACGTTCAAAATAAACGATAAGGCGATCTTTAATAAATTCAGCACTTATTATTTCTTCGTCTGTTGTTGCGTCTATCCATCCTGCGCCATCCCAACCTGGTTGATTATGTTCAAGCCAGGCTGATCCACCAGTTTCAAAGAAGTAGATTTGAGAGTTTATTGGAGCAGCAACAAAATTGTATGCTCCTGTTGTTATATTAAATGTATGTGTTGTAGATGCTCCAGTCGTTGTCATTACCTGAGCTCCGCCAACACCGCTAACTACTGTACATACCTCATCGCCTATAGAAAACATCTGGCCTACATATCCAAGACCAGCAGGAACTATACCAGCAGCATCTCCAGCAGCATCTGTTATACCAACACCAGCACCACCAGCCAAAGCTAGAGGAGATGGAGGAAATGGCACACCGTTGTGTGAATATCTACAGCGAGCAGGAAAGTGAGCATTTGCGCTAACATCGTTGTTTGCTTCTATGGTATTCAAAAGTAATAATCTATCCTTAAATGGCAAAATTATTCTGCACGATTGAACATAATTTCCTGTACCAGATGCTATAAACTTAGGATTAAATGCAGTCCATGTAGTTCCATCGAATGAGTATATTGGATCGTCAGTAGCACCAGGAGCACCATCTTTAACAGCATTATAATTTGTTACAAACAAATAAACATCAGAAGTATTTGCTCCTTCCCAATTAGTAGACCAAAAAAACTGAGAATTACTTCCATGCCATACTGCTGATCCTACTCTTAACCAACTTCCACCAGTATATTTGTAAGAGAACTGTGTATCAAAAGCATAGGCGTCATGTTGTGTAATTGCTCCCTCTTCATAAAGCGTTAAACCCATTATTGGTTCTGAAGGATAAAAATAGACGGCTGTTGCTGGAGTTGCGCCGGCAAATATATATGCTCCTGTAGCCGTATTAAAAGTATGAACAGCTGAAGCTCCTGTTGTTAAAAGAACAGAAGGAACGCCTAAAGCATTAACAGTAAATATCTCATCACCAATAGAAAACGTCTGGCCAACCTTAAATATAGATCCAGGAACGTTTCCAGCAGCTGCTCCAGCACCATCAGTATTCTTTAAGAAAATACGTGCTCTTGAATGAAGAGGAGCTGTTGTAGATGATGTTGAACCTGTTCCAGTAAGTGATGATCCGAATCGTTTTCGAACGCGCCCACGAAATACATAGGCATTTTCAAGTTGCTCAAAAGCATCATCCTGAATCATCCAAGCCCTCATATTTGTTTGAAGACCTGTATTTATAGGAGCTATTAAAAAACGATCATATGCCATGTTAGTATCCTATGGCTAAAATATTAAAACTGCACGCAGTTCCTTGATGACTGTTATTTCTTCTTACCGTTACGTTTTGAAGACCAACTGGAGTTGTTGTAATAATATTGTCTCTAACATCTCCAGCAGCAAGAGTATTAGGTGTTCCCTGTACACTTAAGAATGCAGTTGTAAACGGAATTAAAAGAGCAATAGAAATCGTGTTCACATTAACACCCATAGTACCGAATGACCATTGTAAGATGATTCCTGATGGAAGGTATGTCCAGCCAGGATTTGCTTTAAGCGCTGAATTTATAGGAATCTGTGTAACAGAGTCATCAATCCATACTTGAGGATTACCAGATGGATCATCTGCTGCATACATCTGAAAATAACCAGCACCTATTGGAGCTGGAGCTGCAGCAACAGGCATAGTTACTGATTTATGCATTCCCTGATCAGCAGCATTAAAAGCTACATGATCAATAGCAGTAAAAGTATTAATTGCTTGAAAGTTATTAAGTATATCATTTTGTGATGTTGATAACTTATCTGTCCCTAAAGGAATATTTGCTTTAAAAGCCATTATCTCTCCTATTTATACGTTATTACCGCCCCATCCAGATATTCCAGAGCTTATATCGATCTGTTCTGTGTAAATCGTCGATGTTCGTTCGTTGGTATTATTCATTAACGTTTTTCTCAAAACAAGACGTTCTTGCGTTTTAAACTCAGGCATTATCATTTGAACAGATTCTTGATCTAATCTATCTTCAAATACTTTTTTAGCAGCGCCATAAGCAATGTATTGCCACCATTCGCTTATGTCTGGCATATCATTTCCATTAAGTAATTCAGTAGGCCGTCTATATACTTCCAATAAAACAGGATATGGCTGATCAGGAATAGGACGAACCACAAATTGATCTTCGTAGTACAAAATAGCCTGCGGTCTAGCGGCAACAAAAGGATACGTTTGCACATTAATAATTGACCCTGCTTTAGGGGCTAAAGTAAAATTAACACCCCAAACACCACTTAAATAATCTACATTTCCTATAGTTACTCCAGTATTAGGAGTAGCCAATGTTCCAAAAGTATTATTAGGAAGAGAAGTATCTGTAACAGTTATAGCATTACTTAATAGATCGATTCCGCTAAAAAGAACATTGTCTCGCTTTATTGGAATCTTCGATAATGTTCCAGAAAAAGAAGTTGTTACACCATCTCCAACACCTACCTGTTCAATGTTGCTTGTTAATGGATAGATTCCATAAAACTGTTCGCGCGATTGGGACAACATTGTTGGATATCCAGCTATAGTTATCTGTTTATGCACGCTCGTATAATTGTTTTTAAAATTATACATTGGATCCGTTGGATCCGTTGTATTGGTACTATAAACATCTATATATGGCTTAGTATAGAATGTGAAAGTTGATCGCAGAGAAAATAATCTTAAGTGTTCTGGGAAATCATAAAGAACAAAAGTATTAATATAATCTTCTAGAACAGCATCACTAATCTGATTTGCTGATGGACTTCTCGTAAGTCTACGTATCTTTGTCTTTATGACATCAAGCGTAGAAAGTGTTATATCTGGCATATCAAACTCCTAAAAAAGAAATCTATGGCAAAACATTTCGTGTTGCTTCAGTTAACATACTATTATCTTCACCGATAGGAATAACTTGAGCACATGTATCAGCCCAAACTGGAACCGGTACTACAGGTATAGCAAACGCTCCAAAGCGTGTTGTGTCAACATCAACTGTAAAAGTATCAACATCTGTTACTGTTATAGTTAATGGTAAATCTTTTATCTCCTGCATTCCACATATTGTTGGAATATGAAGCCTTACAATTAACCCAGTTGTATATCCATGATTAAATGTTGTAGTGACTAAAGCTGGATAATCGTTTGTTATAGATGAAATAAGTCGCATTGCTGGAAGAAAGGTCGGATTGGGATTAGCATAACATGTGCTCATTATATTAATTCCTATCTCTATTTTGGATTCTCAAGATGTTCTACCGTTATAATTTGCTTGTCACCAATTGAAAAGTCTTCAATATCAACAAATTCAAGAGATTGAAAACCAAATCGACGAACCTTTTGTCCAATTTTCATCAATGGTTTTCCATCAGAGTCAGTTGCATGCATATGAACTGGATACCATCCGTTTTTGTTTAAATGCTTAGCAACACCAAGTGGTAATGTATAAACCTGGCCATCAACAAGATCAAATCGTTCTACTGGATCTTCTTTATAAGCTTTAAATATAAAGCTCATAGATCCACCTGGAACCTCATAGAATCTAAAAATACCTTTAACCATTTCTCGGTCTTTATCTCGTTGGTATTTGAGATTAGGTTTTACAACATCGCTTATTTTTTTCTGTTCAGCCATTTTGTTCTCCTTAACATTTTGAGACTTATAGGGAGGAGAACGTCTCCTCCCCAACTTATACCGTTAGTATTAACGATTAAGGTAAGAATGTATTAAAGGATTTACCAGCAACCCATTTAATAACATCATTATTTACACCAGCAGGTGATCCTGAAACTGCGCCTGCGCTAGCAAGAACGATTCCAAGGTAACCTTGATTTACTGTAGCACCTGTCAATACCGCATTCCCATCGCCTACAGGAATGACTTCAGCAGGCGTAAATGGAACTGCTGCAGGAAGAGGGAAATTAAATGCTGTAAACAAAGTTGAATCGATATTTATCGAGAATGTAGCAGCAGTTAAATTCGTTACTGTTCCAAGCAAACCATTCATTTGCGTCATACCGCAAGCAGCTGGAACCATGATACGAACAACTTGTCCAGTTGTATATCCATGGTCAACAAGTGTTGTAACAACAGCTGGATTTGCAGCCGTAATGTTAGCAATAACACGTTTGCTAGGATAAAACATGTTATACGTTGCTACATCAGGAGCAATATATCGCCAGAAACCTGCGCCAGCAACACCACCTGGGGCTGTTGCAAGAGTATTAGCAAGTCTAAACGATGTATTAGCAACAATAGTATCAACCGTAAAATCAAGACCATTGATATTATTATGCGTTGCTGTTGTTACTCGAACAATAGCGCCAGCAGCAAGAGGAGATGTGTTTGCTGTGCTATAAACAGGTTGCGTAGCATTCGTACCGGCAGCAACTGCAACAGCAGCTCCTGGAGTAGAATTGACCGTAGAACTATCAATAAGATAAAATCCCGGTCGGTTTGCTACACCATTAAATCCTGCTACACCGGTTGTCGTTGAAACTGCTTGCGTTGCAGCTGCATGGTAATCGATTACATGATCACCAAATGGTAACTCGCGTTGCCAGTAGTGTCGAATCGAATCCCATTGTGTTGCTCCTGCAATTGTCGTTAAGTTCCAAGTCATCATCCAATCTACGTCAGATCGAAGAACGATTGTCTTATTAACACCTGTAGAAGTGAATAAACCCTGTTGAATTATTGTATTATCAGCCATTTTCGAATCCTTTCTAATTATACAAGTGTGGATCTAAGGTTGATAACCCACAGATCATTGGTGATACGTGGAACTTCTGCAAACTTATAACCAACAGATGCATTAAGAGCAAGAGGTCCATCATAAATTGGTGGACGATAGATAAATTGTGCTGAATAGCCATCCTGCTCAATAGCAGCAAATGCTTCCATACCAACACAGAAAATATTATATACATCAGCCATAAGAGCAGATGAATTAGGTACAACGCTACCGATAGAACTTACCAAGAAGCGAAGGTTACCAATTGCACCCCACTCAGATCGAAGAGCATTCATAGGTGCTGGATATTGGTTTTTATGGATAAATCCACCAACAGCATCAAGGTTTCCAGTCAGTTTTGTTGAACACAATGCAAAATATGCATCACGAACAGGAGCTGTACCAAACTTATTCTCGCCCTCAATGTTATCCATAATAGTATAAGCATTGTTATTGAGAAGTTCTCGTACAACACCATCAACATCAGCACGGGTGATTTCAGTAGGGTTATCACCGTTAATACCACCAAGACAGTTAATAAATGATGCTGTTGCTGCCAACATATCACGTGTTAACTGATCCTCTGTTTGACGTAGAGATACGCCTAATCTTGACGCGCATTCATTCAATACCATTCTGTTACTTCAGCCTATAAGGCTTATTGACCACTTATGTGGCGGATAGATCTTCTCAGTCTATCTCTCTATGTTTCCATAGAGATCAGAGTACCGCATCATCCTTTTTTAGGATGTCCTCTCGCTTACTGCGTTCAAGCTGCACGGCTTCATTACCTGCTTGCTCCTTGTTGCCTTCAGCATTATCTGGTAAGGTTTTCAAGACTATCAGAGAGGATTTATAGACCCCATAGTTTAGTTCTTTAATAGTTTCATAAATATTTTGTCTAAATAGTGTTTGCGAAAAAGGAATACCAGCTCTTCCATAAGATTTCAACTTAACTCCACAATCTCTTAATAATTCCTTAGCTATATCTTTTTTAATTGTTAAAAATGGAATACATTTTCTTAGGAATATTTCTGCTACCTTTCTTGCGGTAATGCTAAACCTATAGCAAAAACCATTTATTGCAGTTTTTGCCTTCACGATACATATGTTTCCGCCAGAAAAATTATTAGAAATAAAATAAACAGCTCTACAATCTGCCATAGTCAAAGATATAACCGGCACATATATTGGCTTTTTCCTAATTTCTCTCTTCAGAGAAAAAGATCCATCAGTATCCATTAATCCGGCAACATACGCCCAAAATACTTCACTGTTGGAATCTTTTTGCCTTGATTTACTTAATAATTCTCCATTAATATTGGGATTATCATTAAACGATCTCATTTTAAGATATGATTTTTCACGTTGCATTAATAAAGAATCGCTTAATCTATTACTTCCTCGTATGAATGGATTATTAATAATGAAACTTCTCAGCAAGCACGCTCTTTCTTTTTTAACAACCAAATAAGGGATTAAGTTTTCTAGAATTGGCAAACATCTTGGAGACTTTTCAACTTTCCAATAATAAGATGGCAAACGGATTCCTCCATCTTTTCCTTTATATGACTTGCGAACTCCAAATCTTCCCCCAAACTCATTAACGAATAAATCAACTAGTTCTTTTTTAGAATTAGCCAATTGAATCATTGGATAATATAAAGGCGAGACAGAAGAATGTGACGTTCCCTTTATTAAAGAGAAACTTCCATCCCCGTCAAGAGCTCCTGCTAAATATGCCAATTTTGTTTCCTTATTTATCACTAGCACCTCTATGTTAAAAGATTATCTTAATATAGAGATATCATACACCATTTAACTGCAATGTCTATTAAGCTAAAATAAGTTTAGGGTCTTGCGACTGTAACGTAACTTGCTCATTGATTTGCACATACGTTCCGTAAAAACTTATTGTCGCATCTATCAATCTGTTACTTTTATGACCTCATTGCTTAGGCGGGGAGTCTTGTTATTCCTCCCTCAAGAACTTTCGATTCTTGAGCGGACTATCGCATCGCATTTCTGCGTCTTTGGGTTTAGTCTCTCAGCCTGCACGGTTTTATCCTGCTTGGCCCTTGTCACCATTGCTTTCGCTTTAGGTTTCCAAGTCGATTACCAAAGATTTTTAGTGGACATAGAGTCTATCCACTGCGGTCAACATTTGTGGTGGAGGCGTAACACCACTATTACCGAGTGGAACCATAGCTGTTGCTAATGGATTGTAACGTCTCATACGAAGCGTACGACCACCATTCCTTGGCATGGTTTTGATCATGGCAGGAATCTTGTGGATCATATTAGGTACAGGAACCGATAGCAATTTATAGCTAAAAGATTGCTGTACTGGTGCAGGTAGCACCGATGTCGTTGTTATAGGCATAGACATTCCTTAGTTTTATAAATACGAATTATAAACACTAAGCTGACGAGACTTAGAATAACGTCCGAGGATAGCGAATTCCTCATAACGCTGATATGGGATTAGCGAATTCCCTTAACGCTGAATACTTTACGAGATAAGCGACTTCTCAATAACGCTTGTTATAAGTATAGCATAAAAAAATAGAGCAATAAAAAAAGGCCCACGCTCGCGTGCGTAGGCCCTGAAAAAGGATGTTTCGCGCATTGTTCGGGTGGGTCCCAAAACAACACTAAAACTAGTATATATTTAAAAATTAATATTAACCAAAAATCTTATGCCACATCTCTTTTGCCCACTCAAATACAGCAACAAGATGAGAATATGCTTCTACAAGCCATTCTTTAATAACTTCAAACATTGGCTTAAGAATTTGTAATAATTGCTTTAGTATTTCATACCATTCTGATGCCTTATCAGCAATATCAATCAATTGTACAAATCCTTTTTGCATAAGATCTGCGCCCTTGATATTGTGCTTAACAAGCTCATTAAGAACGGCGAGTGCTGCTTCTTTAACCGACGATTCTAATTCGACTCTTGCAACTGCATCCATTTGACATCTCCTTTAAAAAGTTAAACAAAAGATACTCCATTATTATACCATAAAAAATGAAATCCCATCGAAAGAAAAGGGAGGTCTTCTATCGATGGGTCCAAAAAGGGAGAATAATGAATTACTTTATTAACACTTGCGTACAGTAACTATTTTTTTAAATAACGTACGGTTATCTATACGCTGTTGAACTTCTCTATAAAAAAGAATCATTTTATATGCTTCAAAAAAAATCATTACCATGAAAAATATGGAAGCAAAAATTACTACATCGACAATCTTCATAGATTCTTACGAGCCTCTTCCATTTCTTTGATAAGCTGACTTTTAAGTTCTGGCGTTAAACCGTTAGCAAATGCATTTGCATGAGAAAGCGGACTATCTCCCTGCTGTGGAGATACGCTTACGAGTGGTTTAGGCTTAGAAGCATTACGTTGAGCGATTTCACGATCTGATTTATAATTGTCTTCAACATAAATACCATATTTTTTTATTTGCTTATAAGCAGAAATAGCTTTTGCTCTAAAGCTTGTTGATGTATCAAGCATCTCGGCAAACTCTGGATCAGCATCCCTTAAAGCCTGTAGATTCTCTTTAGAAACAACTTTATCTATATCTGGATACTGGGCCTTAAGCATAGCCTCTTCAGACATCACGGATGATTTTTGTTCGTATTGTCTAAGCTTTTGCTCCATCTTCTGAAGTTTCTTAGTAATACTCTTAATATGTTTGCCTTCAGCAAGTTCATCCTGACCAATAATTATATCTTCATCTGCTTCTTCAGGTATTTGAGCAGAATTCTTTTCCTGCGCAAGTCTAATAGCCTCATCTCGTTCTCTTTCTAGCCGTCTATTTTTCTCAACAAGAGCACGAAAGTTTCGCTCAGCTGGCGTTTCTTGAGTCTGAACAGGTTGGGGGTTCTTATTTTCTGATGAGCCGCTAGATTCAACAGATTGGGTTTCTTCAACCTGTTCAGAATTTGATTGGATATTTTCTTCAGGATTTAAGTTTTCGTTATCAAACATATCTCTCCTTATATGAATTATTGAACCAATAAAGGCGAATCGTCCATCTCATTATTAAGTTTCTTTGCCATCTTAAACAAAGTTCCATCGGCAAACTTTAATACAAAATCTAATAATCCCCATTCAGATGGAACTACTTCAGCTGAATGATCTTTAAGATAAAAAGAGGCATCACGCGATGGAATAGTCCATAATAACTCTATTTCTTGATTCTCACTATTAAATTTATAAACAGTTTGGTCGTAGTCTGGCGTAGGACATGATGCTCTGGAAAAGAAGTAATGCCTAATAACGTTTTGCATTAATCTTTCTTTTTTCGTAATGACAACAACATAAAAATCACCAGTAAAAGCTTTTTTGCTAGAATTAATGCATTCAAATACATTGTTTTCGTAATCTTTATGTAATGTTTTTTCTATCTCTATTGGATCAAGACTATCTGGCGTCTTAAGAATAAGATCAGATGATATCTTTCCAAGCTTCTCACGTTTATTCGTCATCATCTCTATGTAAATTCTTAATATAGATTTTTATTTCGTTATATAACTTCTTTAATTTTTCCCCTAAAAGAACTAATACCTCTGGCGTCGCTCTCCCCCTTTAAATAATAACCAACTTATTTAGTTGGCCATGATTGGCTTTTTTTCTTAGGAATCTTGGCACCGGACTTTCTAGCCTCGCTTAAAGCAATAGCAATCGCTTGCTTGCGATTAGTAACCAAAGGTCCTTTTTTACTACCAGAGTGTAAAACACCCTCTTTCATCTCATGCATTACCTTTTCTACTTTGGTCTTCGATTTCTTTGGAAGCTTTTTTACTACTTTTTTCTTTGCCATTTTATTCCTAAATATTAGTGCACGGGCGTAAAAGGAAAGGAAATACGCCCGTGCTCGTAGTGAGATGCACTATTTAACTTTAGAGGTCTCTTCAAAAGTAAGACGTCGGTCTTTCTCGTCTTTCTTTTCAATTCCCTTAACAGAACTTGGCCTCTTTTTTTTCTTACCCAGAATATTGTCAGCTATTTTCTGACATTTCTCGTTAGTTCTAGGCATTACAGGCATAATTAGACCTTCTTAGGATTCAAATACTTGTGTCTCTTGCTTTCATCAAAATCAATTTGATGATCAATGCCGCTCAACTTATCATTAATATCACCGTTTAAAGCACTATGTGACTTAGGATAAGGCTTCATGATAACATCAGAAGGCATGTTTGCATGATGCATGCTGTGATCAAGACCAATCATTTCTGCATCAGCGTGCTCAAGTTTACGACGGGCATCAATACCTTCATAATTGCCTGAGCTATGAAACTTCTTTGCCATTTCTACTCCTTGGTAGTAACTGCGGTTATTAGCCGCAAGGTTTAACCTAAAAGGTCAGTCGAGAATCGACCCCTCTAACTACCAACACAGTACATCTGCGTGGTAGATGCTTTCAAACTTCTTGCATCTCAAAATGATTACCGTCAGCTCTTTTAAATTTACCGCCCCATCTATTATGTTTATGAAGGGATTCCCAGTAAATTCCAAAAAGCTCATAATCTTTAGTATCAGATAAATATTTACCCTCAGGAGAAAATAGATTTATATCTATAGCTAATCGCTTTCGATGCAAACTATCTTTAATGCCAATACCCTTGTTGGCATTGATTTCAGCCTGTTCTTTGGTTCTAAACGCCTCACCAAGCGTGCATTTATAACCACAAGAAAAAATATGCTCAATCAAACGAGCGATATTTCGAGTAAATATAGTCTCTGCTTCTAAAAGGGTCATTTTTTTCTATTCTTCTTCTTACAAATACTTAAAGCTTCATCAAGTTCTTTAATATGTCGTTTCTCATGAAGAGTATTTTCTTTCTCATACTGCTTATCATGACGAATCTCTTCTTTTTTATAGTTCTTTTTGAGCTTCTTTATCTTTTTTTGCTTCATTAAAGTCTCCCTCAGGTAACGTAGATGTTTTATCAACTAACTTTTCAATATCATCAACAACAGGATCTAAATGAACTGGCTCAGATTGTTTTTTAAAAAATGTACACCCTGATATTGTTATTAGACAAGTGATAGTTAAAAGATAAAAAAATCTTTTCATCATACTCCTTCTAAGCCATACAATCGTTAACTAAGTAATAAGGTCCTTGATCTGCATCAACAAATGCCCATTCAATGTCATACTTTTGTTTAACGGGCATCTTCTTTTTAGAACATCCGCTAAAAAAGAATAAAACGAAAACAGAAGCGAAAAACAAGAATGCTTTCCTATACACGGTTTTCCTTATAGTAGTTCCTGGTTTACGTCAGGACTTGTTTGATCGATATTTTTGCTCTTATTGCTTGAATAAATCTGATCGTGTTGCTTAACAACATTGAGTATGGACATCAGCTGTTCAATATGATTAAAATCAATTCCCTGTATCTCTTTAATAGCTTTAATCAAATCAAGCGCAGCTGAATCTTCATCCTTAGCAGCTGCTGCTCTTCTTTCAATAGCTAATGCTTTGTTTTCTTGAATTCTGCTTAGACGTTCTAGTCCAAGACCTTGATCAGCAACAGCTCTAGAATGAGACAATTCTGCCCTTGCTGCTTGTTCTTGCATCTGTATCTGTACTTGAGCTTGCTGAATCTGTTCCTGTTTATCACGGGCATTTTTAATAGATTCCATAAGCTTCTTACGATCTTGTACTGTACAAGCCTCAAGTAAGACATCATCTGGAATAGGAATGCCTGTTTCTTTAAGCTGTAAAAGCTGAACGAATTGCATCTGGCGCTGAGTTGTCGTATTAAGACCTTCTTCTATGCCAGCATCATATTTTCCAAAAGCCTTATTATAAAACTGTTGTGTTGGCTCCTGCTCAAGAATTCTCTTAACCTTACCAGGTGTAAAATTGTTCTGAACAACTTCAAGTATTACTTTACCTAAAAGCTTCTGTGATCTATCAAGTTGATCAAAAAGTCCTTGAAGCGTTGTTAACCCAGCACCTTGGCGTAGCATGGACAAGATGCCGGCCTTATCGTCAACAGCCGCTCCAAGTAACTCTTCGTTAACACCTGATATTTGCTGAATTTCGTTAGCTAGGCTTTCTGAAAGCTGTATCATTGATGGAGGGACTTGGGGAGGAATTATCTGTTCAACATCAGTCATCTGAGCTTCTTCTTTAAGAGCTAATCCACGACCTTGTCCACTTAAAAAGATATCCTTAGGATTAACTAACGCGTTTTCTTTATACTTCCACCCAGAATTGATTTGAGACTCGAATATATCAAGTTCAATGATCTTACGGCGGTTGTAAAGGTATTGAGCATCACGCAGGCCGCGTACAACGCCTTGTATGCGCCATGGGAAATAGGGCATTTGAGGATTGTAATAAGCCATGACAGGAACAAACGGATAAGTATCAATACCCATTGGATTTGGTCCATCATATATAACCTTTCCTTGGACAACTATCGCAACCTTGACAGTTGGGATCTCTTGTTCAATAACAGTTACTGTGGGATACGTATGTAGAAATAACTTAAGACGTTCTTCGTCTGTATTTTTCCACTCGATCGTTTCACCAGTCTGCGTATCAGCCAACATTTTCTGTTTGCGATAGTCGCGGTAATAATACTCATCGTATGTGAGAAGATTCTTCATGCCATAATTATAGTTCTCAGGCATAAACTGAAACTTCCCATCTCGATTAGTATTACCCGTCATACCAAGAATAAGTTCTTCATAAGCAGGAAGCAACGCTATACATTCACGCTTAGTTAAAAATGATCGCTTCCATATAGCATTACAATCAGATAAATCTTGTTTTCTAAAAAATGGATCAATCAAAAAAGAATTATAAGAACAATTATCGACTCTTATATTTCCTGAAATAGGGTCAGATCTATAATCAACCCAAACCTGCAAAAGATTCATGCCCGTAACAAGAGATCCATGAAAAGAATCAGAAAGAGTTTCGAGCAAACCCTCTTGTTGAGCAATCCACATAAAAATCTTTGTAAATTGATCTGCAGTTTCAGCGTCGCCATTTTCAACAGGTATAACAATAGTAGACTTACGGTTTCTCCGCTGGTGGCCGCTAATCATGTTTATTACACGTTTTATACGATTAAAATTGAACTGACGACGACGATTAGCGGGAAGATTGGCATAAAGATCATTCCATAAAGTCTGATCTCCAGATTCAAAACGAGTATCAGTATCAGCCTCCTGCCAAAATGCCTGATTCATTGCAATACTTTGTGAATAGAAATCAGTCATGCGGGCTATCATGCCCTTATCGCGTTCATCATGATATTCAGCACCAAGCTCGGGAAACAGCATAATTTTACCCTCGTTTCAACCTTTAAAATGACATGGAATTTATCTCATTGTACATCCTTGATGCAGTCAGTAGAAGAATTTATTTTATATTGTATTATACCAACCTAATAGTTGATTCTTCTACATAACAGCAGAATCTTTATCACAAGAACGAATTTGAACTTCGTCATTATATAAATTAACAAGATGGTTAAACAAGAATAATGCGTCTGGATGCTCTCTCTTTATAAAAGAACGAGCGTGATGTTGGGCAGGCGCTAAAATATCCATTAAAAGGAAAAATCGCTTCTGGAAACCAACAGGAGCTTTATCAATATCAGTTAAAGTATGAAGCTGAGCTGTAACAGATTCATCGTAATCAATAATACCGTTGATAAGCAAAAGGACCATCTTATCAAGAATGATCATTACTTCTTCGCGGGTATATCTGTATTTATTAGGCTTTAAAGGTGAAGACATAATATTCCTTAACCAATTACACCATCAACACGATTATTCTCTAATGCTTTAAGATGATAAGCATTAGATATTCTGTTATAAGATCTAAAAAGGTTTCTCGATAACTGTTTTATCTTCGCTTGTTTAATAGCTTCAAAAAGATCAAGTTCTTCAACTTCAAGAATAGATGCTAAATTGCACATATCATTAAAATCAGGAAGAAGCTCATGCATTTCCATTTTAATAACATGAGAAACAGAAGAACCCATCTTTTCTGCTAAATCTTTAAAAGATAAATTTTTAGCTAACCGAGCAGATTTAATAATCTCACCAAACAATAATTCCATTACGATCCTTTAAATTAATATTTCGAAAAATCATCCTTAAAAAACGAAGGAATACCCGAATTTGTTCCCAAAATAGCTTCGTTATATCGTTTGTCAAGATCTTCTGGCGTTAGACCATCTCTAGTACGAGGTAAATTTAAAACAAGATACCTCATTGCATCTGCAAAATGACTAGACCAATCATGTAATGGAATAGATTTATATACCTTTTTCTGGGTATCATATTCTTGCCTGTAGTTCTCTAGAGACTTAATAAGTTGCTTACATTTTTCTTCATCAAACCACATCTTGCTAAAAGAAGAACGTACAGACTCAATTCCATCTTCAATGGAAACGTTAGGAGTAACGGTAAATTTTATGCCTAGTTGTTTTGCTTTCTCTATACGAGTCATTCCTGAACCCCATTCTTTTACAGCAATATCATGAGGTGCAAAATGACGGCCCCAAATAAAACCATATTCTTGCTCCTTTTGCTGTAAAACCTTAATGTAATGTTCAAGACCAACTTTAGAGTTTTCATAACAATCGAATATACGGATAGTTTGTCCTATTGATTGAAAAAGTATTATAGAAGTACTATCTCGAACACCTATATCCCAACAAGAATGAACTTTAAAACCAGGTTCATAAGGAACAATCCCAATCTGTCCCTTTATTCTTAGCTTATCTATGTATTTTGAATAGTAAGAACCCTCAACGCCAAGTTCAAATGACGTATAATATTCCTGCTGAACAAGATCTTCTGACATTTCTCCAGAAGCCTTCTCGCGTTCAATATCGTGAATCTTAATATGTCCGGTATCTAAAACAGTAAGCTTAGAGCAAAACCAGTTGTCAGGATTATGGATTGCTATTTGATAAAGGTTCCAAAAATGATTTTTACCACGTGGTGTCGATATAAAAATTGCCCATCCATCATTAGCAGTAAGAACTGGACGCAAGAATTGATAAGCACGCTCATCTTGAAGAGCCATTTCAGAAAAAACTATACCAATAGGGTTTGTTCCAACAAGACTATCGTAATTATCTGATCCAACAACCTGAATAAGACTTTGGTTCTTTAAACGTATTGTCATTTCTGTAGCGTTAGTAGATTGAATTAATTCTTTAGGAATGAAATCCAAAAAACGAATACCATCATTCGTCATGGAATTCCATAAAATCTTTCTACCTTGCGAATAAGTTGGATATACGATGAAATAGACTCCAACTTTTGTTAATGCTGAGCGAATTACATGATTAAACGCAACGATATCTTTTCCTGCTCGTCTTGGCCATATAGCGATTGCTCTTTTTATACCGTGTTCAAGAGCATAAAGAAGAGGACGCTGATAATCTCTTAGTTTAAATATCTTATCGAGATAAAGATGGGTTTCAGGTTTTAGGTTTTTGAACATCTTCTATTTCCGTAGGAGAATAATGGACATGAATATCACCGTGGCTTTCATTTTCTGTTTTCATTTTTCCATACCATTCGTTAAGTTCTTTCCATTCTTCGCTATAAATTGGCATAGACTTTATTACAGTATTCGCGTCTAACTTCTTTTTAAGGGCTCCCTTTTCTCTACGATTACCGATTGCTTCTAGGGCATATTTATGGGCATCTGCGAGGAACTGATTTTTTTTCACCCACTCATAGAAACTTTGTTTGGGTATACGTGGTTTACGGTCATGAAAGAATTCTGAAAAGACGAGAGCATCTTCGTTGGTATCTGCCCAATAAGCGAGTTCGCAAGCTAAATGTTTTAGATAGTCTTGAGATACTGGAATCTGTCTAAAAGAGAACGCCCATTCGTAATCGAGCATTAGATCGGTCCGTCGTGTAGCGGGCTGTTTAGGTTTTGTGTTAGGATGGGAGGTTTCTGGTAATAGGCTAGACTGTTTCTGTTTCATCGTGCTCTCCTATCTTAGTGATGGTGAATTCTGTTCTAGGGAGTGCGCTATATATTTTGCGTGCGAATATTATTGATATCTGGTTATCGTCTTTAAACAGAATAGTGTTACAGCAATCGAGGAGAAACTTTATTAAGTTATCGAGATCGGGTTTAACTTTATGGTAGGTAGCGATACCTTCTTTAAGGCGTTGTTTGTATCTAACGGGCATAAAAAAGGTTACATCAAGCTTGAGTGCACCGGTGAAGAGTTGATATCCTGCGTGTTGGTGTACGAGTTGAATCTGTACGCCTTGTTTTTCCTGGTGTTGATCGCTATACACGTGTCCGTTACCGAAGCGTGGTCTTGATTGTGGGATTGGTTCACCGTCTACTGTGTAATGGCCTATAATTGGCCCAGGTTGAGTCTTTCTTGTTCTGATTATAATCTGCATATCTAACCGCTCTCCTTTCGGCTAATGTCAAATTTATATGTATCTAGAAATTCTTTCTATTTACACAAGCTCACTTTATTTACTATAACTGCTCCCATAAATTTCATAACAGCGTCATTGCCTAGTATGCTTCTAAGTTTAAGTATTGCTGGATCTGTATCCCAAGTATCAGATATTTTAGTAATTTCGCTAGATCTTTCTTGTTCTGAAAGATTTTTTATATCGTCTATATATTGGTTTATTTTTGGTGGCTCTTCTGTGACGAGAGGAATTTTACGATGTATCTCGTAATTGGTAATTGATTCGTGTTTTTGTTTAATAGTTATTTTGGGTGAATTATCGAATCGAACTTGAGAATCAGTATCAGCGCCCCTAATAGCCCTGCTTCCTTCCCTTTTAAGCCACTTAATCATAGGATTCCTTAGTGTTGGACTTGGATCTGCTAACGTATGGCTTATTTTAGCAGATTTATCCGAAAATAGAAGGATTCCATTAGGCATTTCGATCATACAATCCTTTTCTTCTCGCCATGGACAGCGATTTATAAGATTTTTTGTTTTTAAGCTACTCTTTTCAGCGAGAAACTTCTTTTTTTGTAGTGGCGGAGGATTTTTTTCTTGTTCGTTAGAATAAACTTTGATCGCGTGTCTCTCTTCGTAGTAACTTTTATCTACTATATCGTTAATAGTTCTAGATAATCTTAAGATTATCTTACCTATCCAAGTTAGTGTGACATTGTCCTCTAGCGCCTTCTTAAATGAAGAAAAACGCTGAGCCATTAGCTCCATCATTTTGCCTGAAAGCAGATATTTGGGAATACGATAAAAGTTAGAATTATTCCAGGTACGTTTCCATTTAATAAGTCCAAGTCTCTTTAGGCGTTGGAGACTACGACATATTGTTTCTCGGCAATAACCAAACATATCGGCTAATGTTTGATGAGATGGGCATACATACCCTCCTCGAGGAACAAAATGAAAATATCTGCTCGATAGAAAATTATAGATTTGATAGTCAATTAATTTCAAGTTGGGGATAGTTTGTTGAAACGGTGGAAAATCAGCATCAAATGTTTTAACGCGATATTTGTTAGTTGTGTTTTTTAATACTTGACTTAGATTCAAAAAGGACATATGCTTTAACCCTGCCTTATGAAGTGGGACAGAAAATCCGATGGCAAGATATTTGACGTATCTTGCCATCACTTATTTAAACTATTTCATATCCAAACGGATTCTCTAAATTAATACTCATACGATAAAACTCAAGCATTAATTAGCCGCGGCATATCCTCCCAAGTGGTTAGTTTTGTATGAATGATTAGACTCTGTCAGCCAATTGGGGGGATTTTATATAGAAAAAAATATTTTACGTGTGATACCTAAATCTTCTAATTTCTTTAGGAGGTAGATCTTTTTTCGTAGCTTCTCTCTTTCCCTCATCTTTTAACTTAAGATAATTTTCATACTTAAGAACATACTTCTCAATTTTACAAAGACATGGCCAATTTGTGTCCTTACCATCCAAAAAAGTGGTAAGCGTTAACTTGGCAAAACCTATTTCTCTGGCAACATGAGCGATACACTGCTCTGAGTGCTTCATTATAACAATTAAACGCTTACGCAATGGACTTTGGTCGCGTAAGTAACTTTTATCATCAAACATGGCAATAGTAGCCCCTTTACACAATATTTCGATGTTACTATTTACGCATTTAAGTATATATTATATTACTTTTTGTGTCTATATGTTGCTTTTTATTATTCTGCTGATATACTTGTTTTAGTGAGATGAAAACAAACCAAAACAAAGGATGCGAGATGGCTACAATCAAAAGAACAGCAATAAAATTAATGCAACACTCTATCTATTCAAAGTTAGAAAAAGAGGCTAATGCTTTTCTTGAAGAAATAGCCAAAAGCATCAAAGGAGTAACGGTAAAAAATATAGAATTTACCCCAGGATTTAACACCTCGAAGGTTTTTATAACTTATGAATGGTTTGAACAAGTAGATGGTATCGGTAACATTTAAAACAAAGGATCGAACATGAACAAGACAATTAAAGCAATAACAGTTATTTCTCTTCTTTCATTAGTTTCATTACACTCAGAGATCATTAACGAAGAAATAATAAGAAACGTAACAGCTGAAAACATAAAACTCGTTAAAGAAGATTCTATCCAAGATTCATTACAAGACTTTGTAACCCATAAAGAAGATCGAAAAGATGAAATAGACCAAATAAATAATATGGTTGATACTACCGTAAGAATAACAATGGAAGATGTAAGCAAACTCATAAATGAAATGAAAGAGCTCAAAGAAAGAAGCTTACAGATCATCCAGTCTAAAATAGCAGAAGCTAAAAAGAGATTGCTCTGCATCAATGCTGTTAACTTTAAAGTTAAAAATGATTATCCTCAGCAACTAAAAGAATTACAAGATCTAGAAAAGTTTGCTGAAGCAAATAGCTAACATAGATTCTCCAAGAGTAGGGAGCGCGGGCTCCCTTTAATTACTAAGGATTTCTCATGGAAACGATAAATTTCACCCAACAACTTGAATTTCTTAAACAACTTAATGACCTTATAGACGAACGTTCTTCTGTAGCCATTAAAAATGCCCCTAGCGATCCATATGAGTCAGAATCGACCAATGAGATAGCCGCAGCATTATCTAAGGCTCAGGGCGAATTTCCACGCATAAGCGTTAACCAAGAAAATCCATTTTTTAAATCTTCTTTTGCTGATCTTAACAATATTGTAAGAACAATAAGACCAGCCATGTCAAAATATGGGTTGTCATTAACCCAGCAACAAAAGATAATGCCCGATGGAGCATCATTACTCGTAACAAGATTACGACATTCAAGCGGTCAATGGATTGAAGGAAGAGTGAGAATACTTCCACCAAAGAATGACATGCAATCTTATGCCTCAACATTAAGTTATATGAAACGTCATTCAATCATGGCTCTATTAAATTTGACCATAGACAGCGATTACGCTGACGATGATGCCGAAGTAGCAATGGTCACACAACGTGAAACCTTCGCCAAGGGAACTGCCATAAACCGCAAATATGATCCAAGAGAACAATCAGCAGAAGTAATAACACGAGAACAATTAGATGAACTAGAATACGAACTCTCACAATACCCAGATATTACTGAGATGGTTCTCGATGGCCTAAAAATTCAATCACTGGCAGACATGCCAAAATCAAAATATATGGTAAGCATTGAAAGAGTAAGATCTATAAAGAATGCTCGAAACGGTTTAACCAAATAAAAGAATCGGAGTAGTAGTGGACCATACCGAAAACGAAAAAATAATCATACGATATAGCCCACCAACACGATATGACAATCATACATTAGGATCTGTTTGTAAAGTATTAAGTGATAACAATTCATATACGTATTACATAAAAATAGATGAGACCCAAGATCATTCACAATGGGTTACTAGTGGACAACTGTTAGAAAAAATATTCGATAAATATATGGAACAACCAAAATTCATAGATGCATGCCTAGCATTTCTTAAAACTGATCAAGAAACATCTGCTCTAGAAAAAATCATAGAAACTCTTAAAAGCAATTAAATAAGGGCGGGACTGATAGATGTCCCGCCCCGATCTCAAAATGAGAAAAGGAGAGTAGTAAGATCCTTTTTAAATAGCTGCTATTAAATGCCCAGCAACATATGTATTACCCTGTCCGTGCTCCAAATAGATAATCTTAGTTGATGGAACTAATGTAAATGAAACAGAAAATGTAGCATATTCTCCAGCTAACATCTTACATTGTACAGGATAAATCGCTGCCTGGGATATTGGATAAACCGATGCTAGCGGATAAGCATATGCATAAGTATGTTGTAATGCTCCACCAGCGCTCCATATCTTTATATACATTGGATCATAAGGAGTTATTGGAGCTGGCGGCGGAGGCGGAGGTGTAGGACGATAGCTTAGAGCTGCTTGAAATATAAAAGAATAAATTCCGTTAACTGGTGCAGTAAATTTAGCAGGAGCAGCAATACCATTACCACCATAAAAATTACTGCCGTAATCATATTCTTCTGCAAGAATATAAAGATCACTAACTGTTCCCATATAATATTCAGTTCCATCACCAGTTATAGATGGTCCAGTGACAGCAAAAGTTGCTGAAAATGCATATGAGTTTCTTGTTCCCTCAGTAATATTTATATCGTTCCCATTAAGAGCGATATTAACAAATGAATCTGATGATGTTAAAACTCTAAATTCTGGAGGCGATCCAGCTCCAAGAACAGCTAAGTAACTACCATTACCTACCGTTGATCCTAATTTAGAATTACTATCAATAAGAACAACTCCTGGTGTATTAGCCGTAGGCCTATTATAAACACCAGCAACATAAGTAGTGAAATGAGTTCCAACCGTACCTATCCTCATAACACCATCATCAGCAGCATTACCAATATTTGCTATGCAAATGTTATTGCTATTAACTAATGAAGATCCTGCATTATAACCAATGCCAATATTATAATTATGTGGTGCTCCATGAAGAGCATTCATTCCAATTGCTGTATTATAATTTCCTGTTTTAGCTGTAAATAATGCTTCATATCCGCATGCTACGTTATTTGATCCAGTAGTTAACGCAGTTCCGCTAGCATATCCTATTGTTGTGTTAGCTGATCCAGTAGTTACAGAACCCTGTGCATTATGACCAACAGCTGTATTAAATGAAGATGTTGTTAAAACATCCAACGCTGATGATCCAATTGCCGTATTAGAACTACCAGTAGTTAAAAGTCTAAGGCTATATCGTCCATATGCCGTATTATCTGATCCAGAAGAGCATGTAGCTAGAGAATTTGCTCCACATGCAGTATTTCTTGCACCAGAAGTTAATGCAACAAGAGCATGATGTCCAATTGCTGTATCACTTGTTGCACCTGCAGCTAATGTTAAATTACCAGCTTCCCAACCAAGAAATGTATTAAAAGATGTAAGTCCAGCAGTTCCATAATTATGGATAAACCTATTAGCACCACCAGCAGCAGCAACACCACCCATATAAATAATACCAGCATTCCAGGAAGAAGTATTTGGAAGAGCTATTGCTGGATTTAGTTTAATATAAGCAACATCTGCAGTACCTATTGTTGTTATATTATTGTAACCACTAACTGGAGCTCCAGCTAGAGCATCACCTTCAAGATAAACTACTGTAGGAGTAGCTGGATTAGGCGTTGCCGTTCCAGAGATACAATCTAATACTTGAATTCCACTTCCGCCACCACCAACAGCTGTAAGAGTTATAGAGTTATGGTTAGGAGTAACTGTTACGCTAGCACTACCAGTTATAGGAGCCCAAACAGGAGGTCCTGCATTTGATGAAATAAGAACATATCCATCAGCGCCAGGAATAGTTCCATCCCCAGGATAATCTAAACCAACAGTAATCGTGTTAGCAACAGCAGCATTAGTTGTTATTAATTCTCCACCAGCGACAATAACTTTATGAGCACCATCTGGAGCAGCTGTAAGCGTATCATCACCAATAAGACCACCAAATCCGCCAGGAGCTGTAACAGATAAATCCAAAGTATTAGCGCCAGGAGTAAAAGTAATAGATCCATCAGCAGAGGCTATTGTTGCCCATGCAGGATCTAATCCAGTTGCTCCAATAACAACCTGTCCATCTGCTCCTTGTGTTAATCCAACAGTAACTGTATGAGCGGCACCATCGGTAACAACTACATTACCACCAACAATAGTAACTGACGTATCACCTGGATCTTCAGATGCATCAGCTCCATCAGTATGTACCGTGTTAATACCACCAAGAGCACCACCTACAGCTGTAATTGTTATGACACCAGCAACTGGTTCAGTAACTGTTATTCCAGCGCCAGCCGCTATTCTTCCCCATGAAGGAGTTCCTCCAGCAGCAGGAGCACGAATAACCTGAGGACTTGCATCAGCAACAGCATCGTTAATTGCGATAGTAATAGTATTAGCAGGGTTGGCAAGCGTATTAATTAAACTTCCACCAGCAAGCGTAACTTTATGAGCAGCATCTGGATCAGCTGTTGTACCTAAATCATCAATAAGGCCAGCAAATCCACCAGCTCCAGGAGCAGCAACAATATCTAAACTATTAGGACCAGGAGTAAATACTATAGAACCATCAGCAGACGTTATATTTGTCCAAATTGGAGCGGCAGCACCACCAATTAATACCTGACCATCAGTTCCATTAGTTGCAGAAAGTAATCCAGTAGCGTCAGATACTATAACTCCATTAGGAAGAGATGATAGTTGAACTGTTCCAGGAACAACAATATTATCTTGAAGACCAATAGTAATTATATTGCTATTAGGAGGAACAATGGCCGTATCTATATTTGCACCACCAACAACATTAATTATTCCAAGAGCAGGATAAGCATTATTTCCATCATCAGCATGGAATGTTAATTCTCCACTTGTTACTTCTACCCAGTTGGCAACATTAGCACTCTTATCAACAAGCATCCAAATTTCTTCTGTACCCTTAACAAGCCAGATAGTTCCAATTTGATATCCTAT